AGATGGAAATTATACAGCTAGTGATGCATCAGAATTAGGTGGTGGTGGTATTATTGAAAGTTTTTCAGATACTACTGTACTTCATGCACCAGGTAACATAGATAATTCTATTATTGGTTACAATAGATCATTAGGTGCTATTAATTCTGATACATATCAATGGTGGAACTCTCATTTTGCATCATTTGCATTAGCAACTGATAACACATCAACAGCAATGACTTGGGATGAATTTATTCAGCCAACCAATACAGGTGCAGTAGCAAAAGGTGTTAAGAAAATGACACAAATGTATGGTGCTTGTACAGTTGACAATGATTCACCAGATATGATTGTAACAACTCAAGAGATCTATGATGCTTATGAATCAGCATTACAACCTAATAAAAGGTTTGATGGTGATGCTAAGTTAGTAGATGCAGGGTTCCAAGCCCTTAGATTCAAAGGTGCAAGTGTTGTTGTGGACTCACATTGTCCAGCAGGTATGATGGTATTTTTAAATACTAAATACTTGGACTTTAAAGTACATAGCAAAAGAAACTTTACTTTTGAAGCATTTCAGAAACCAGTTAACCAGGATGCCAGAGTAGCCAAGATTTTTTGGATGGGACAGTTAGTTTGTACCAACCCAAGAATGCAAGGGGTTATTGTTGGTGGTCCTACAGGCTATTAAGGAGTAGATAATGGCAACAGCACAAACATCTGCTGATAAAAAGTCAGCAGGATTAATTACACAAGAAGATGCAGGTGGATTTGTCTACACTATGATAGGCAATATTCAAATGTATACTGGAACAGGGGCTCCTAATCATACAGCCTCTAAAGGTTCATTGTATATTGATACAGCATCAGGTAAACCATACATCAATACAGATGCAGGTACTACTTGGGCATTAATTGGTACAATAGAATCCTAATAACCAAACTATATCCTCTCCCTCTTTTTGAGGGGGAGGGTTTTAGGAGTTAAATGAAAACATCAGAATTATTAACACACTTAGGTAACAGATTAGAAGATCCATCTGAGGTAAACTACACTGCTGTAGAAAAGAAACAAGCCTTAGATCAAGCCTCTGATGCTGTTGCTAATTTAATAGAGTGGAAATATTTAACTCACTTAGAGACTGTTACATCTACAATTACATTTGCAGAAAATGAGACATCTAAGTCATTTAGTGATGTATTTGGTAATGGGAACCTAAGACCTTTAAGAGATGGTATTCAGAATATTTATTGTGAGCAGTATAGTAACACAGTAGCAGTAAATAAATACATTGATGTTATTCCATTTCTTGACAATGATTCAAGTTACTTTCAAGGAACCACAGCAGTTCCAGTAGCTTATCTAAATGATGATAAAGTATTTATAAGTCCAGTAAATGCTACAGCTACAGCAAACAATAACACAAAATTCAAAGTATACTATTACAAGTTACCTTATAAGGCTATAAAAGAAGATATATCATGCACAGACTTGGCATCTAAAGTATTCACAGCAAGTGCAGGTAGCTTTTCAGATTTTAGTGTAGGTCAATTAATTAATATAAAACAATCAGCTAGTGATAAAGGAGATTTTACAATATCAGCAATAACTGATACAACATTAACTGTTGTTGGTGGGACTTTAGCTGATAATGGGAGTACACTTACTTACACATTTGATTCAATGGACAACTTAGGATCCAACCTTGATCCAATTTTATTAGACTATGCAGAGAGCATATTGTGGTATGAGGACAATAAAGTAGATAGAGCAAGTAGAGCTAGAGACAGTGCTATTACTCAAATAAATATATTAAATGCTAGATGATTATAGACATACCTTTAAATGGAGGTTTAAGAACCTTTGCAGACTCAGAGCAGATAGGTAATGATGGCTGTACTGTACTCAAGAATATTGATATACATATTCCTGGTAAATTCCAAACCAGAACTATATTTGGTGATAAGGCAACTTGTGCAACAGATATTAAAAGCATTTCTAAGTGGGTAGCTCCTAATGGTACTACATATTGGGTGTTTTTCTCTGAAGATGATAGTAAATTTTATCTATCTACAGATTTTACACTAACATCTGATGGATCATTAGATTTTACAGCAGATTGGAATACTGCAAAAATTGCTAACTATGGTGACTATTTAAGATTCTTTGGTAACTTAACAAAAAGACCACAAACCTTACACTACTATCCCCCCACAAGAAAACATTTTTGGAGCATGGATTCTAGTAGATTTTCAGAAGGATTCAGTATGTCAGAAGGAATCCCTGATTTAGACACTTCAAGATTTAATTTAGTTGTAGCTTTAGAGCCTAATGCTAAAAGCACTACAAGTTATCCATTTGGGAACCTAGACTTACAAAATAAAGTTTATTACTATAAATTAGCCCCAGTATTTGATGGTGTGCAGGAGGGTTTATTATCTGAGATCTTAGTGGATACTTCAGAGATAAGCTCTACTAATGATTCAACTGGTGTAATTCAATATATATTAAGTTTTAAAGATGTTGATTCTAAATTTGACAATAGACTATCAGGACTTAATTTCTATAGAGCAACTGAGTCTGGTGGTCCATACTATAAGATACTATCTGCCTCATGTCTTGGTGATACTGATCCTTCATTAACAAAAGTTACTGATGGAGATATAGGCTTAGATGTTTATGTACCTGATAATACTTTATCAACTAATGAATTATCTGGGAAAAGTATATTAATAGATGGTGTTTATATAGCAATAGCATCTAATACTAAAAACATTTTAACACTTGGTACAGATTTAAGTACCTATGAACTATCTGTAGGTAGATCAACTATAAGGTCTTTTGGAGATGGGATATGTGCATTAACAATAGGTGATATTTTATTTGCTGATACCAATACTAGCACTGGAGCTGAAGATGCTACTTTTTGGGAAAAACAAACTGGTTCAAATGATTTAACTATTACTCATGGGGCAGACTACAGTCCTAGAGGTAGTGGATTTAGAATTGTTTCAGCAGATACTACTTTAGAAACAAGGGCTTGGCATTCTCATAATTTCACAGCAGGTAATACATACTATTATCATTTTTTATATAAATCAGATGCAGATTTTGAAGTAGGTCAGGGCTTTAGTCCTGGAGGAAGTAATTATCAGCTTGATTCTGATACAAAATCAACAGTCCCTAATAGCAGTAATGAATGGGCAGTATTTACTGGATCATTTACATCTAAAAGTCTTGCATTTGATTCATTTATGATACAATTGGAACAAAGTAAAACAATATATATTGATGATTTTGTTATTTCAAGTAGTGCTATAACATCAATTCCTCAATCATATTGTGGTGCTGATACACTTGTTTCACCTTCTTTATCTTTAGATAGAACTGATGGTAAAAAAGGTAATATGGTTTATTTGTATAAAGATGTAGGGACTTACACATCAAATAGAACATTCTCAGCAGTAAAAGCTAATACAGATAAAGCAATTCAATTTACTTCAGATGTAGGAATTATTGATTCTGCTGTTGAAATGCATTTAGGTAAAAACTATTTATGGAGACAAGCAAGTTCAACTAGATATGATATTGTATTTCATGACCATGCTTTAAATGATGGTATTTCACCTGCATTAGAGGCTGTCTCAGATATATCAGTTAATTATAAATACTCTCAGTTTTTAGATGGTAGAAACTATGTAGCAAATGTCAAATTCCCTAATACAAATAATGAGGAACATAGTAATTGGGTTATCTATAGTGAGCTTAACCAACCTGATGTTTTACCTGTAAGTAACTACATTGAAATACAAGACTCTCAGGGAGGAGAAATTCTTGGATTGGGTAGAATGTTAGGTGACTTAGTAATCTTTATGGAGAAGGGTATTTATAGGCTCCATACACCATCTACTGATCCAGGATCTTGGTCATTAATTGAATCAGAAGAAAACATTGGATGTGTAGCACCAGATTCTATAATAGAAGTTGAAGGTGTATTGTATTTTGCAGGTAAAGATCATATTTATGGATTGGATGCAAATTTCCAAGCAGTACCTATTACAAAAAACATACAAGATGTATGGCAAGGTACTTCAAGTCAAGAGAATACTAAAATCACTTATGATCCTAAGCTAAAGAGATTATTATGTCAGTTTGGTGGTAGTAATCAAGTTATATATGTATTTCACTTAGGTACAGGTGAATGGACTACTATTGAAATTTATAATGGAGCTACTATTAGAGCAGATCATATAGTATTTGATGAAAATTTAGTATGTAATATTATTAAAGATGACTCTAGTTCATTAATTGCTGACAACAATATTAATTCTAATTTTGATACTTTAAATGTTAATAATGAAATAAGCATAGCTACAGAGAGGCAAACAGGTTGGATTAAAATTGCAGAAGGTACAGAATCTAGTATTATTAGAAAGTTAAATCTTAGATTATCAACACCATCTATAGCAACACCTCAAGTTCATTTATATATTTATGCAGATGGAGATGATTCAACTGCAATATGGAGCAAAACACTGTCTGGGACTGCTTATAGTGATAAGATATTATCATTAAGAGTTTCCAGGAGGGCAACTAATTTTAAAGTAAAAATAGTATCTGATTTATCTTCTCTTAATGGGACTCAAGATTATGGAAGTTTAACTATTTCAAGATTAGGAGTTGAGGTTGATTAAAAGAACAGGAGTAAAGCCTCAAGATAAAGTAGTTGAGAAAGGATTTAGGAGACTAGAACAAACTCTGGAAGAGGTAGAGAACCAACAATACTCCCCTCAAAAAGATGTTATTCCTGCTAATGATGTTAATCTAGGATCTGATAAAAAAAGATTTAAAAAGATATATGTAGAAGACTTAGATGCCTTTGCAGAAACCATTAAGATAGGTGACATAAAACTATCTCAAGATGGTAAAGGTGCAACCTCATCCCTAAAAGTTTCAGGAAGTGGTAACTCCCTTAAAATAGGTGACCTTACACTTAAACAATCAGGAACTGGAGACTCTGCTACACTTAAAATAGATAATACATCAGCAACTTCAGATAATGATGTTATATCAGTTAAAGCAGATAAAATTGATCCTGGAACAGGTGATGTAACATTAAGATCTGCATCAGGGATAGTAACTATAGAAAATACTGGTGCAGACTCTGAAGACAGAAAAGATATAAATCTGAAAGTTCCTACAGGTAAAAAGATTGAGTTTTTTGTTAATGGTACAGGTGTAGGTAGTGTTGATAGTGAAGGATTTAAAGATGCAAGTGGAGATGCTTTAGGGACAGGTAGTGGTACAAATGTTGTATCATCAGGAACTGCTCAACCAACAAGTGTTACTTCTCATACTCCTAATAAAGGAGATATGTATATTAGATACTCTAATACTACTGGAGATGGTACTATTGATAGTGATATTGGGTATAGTGATGGTGATGTAGAGATTTACATAAGAGATAGTGATTCAAGATTATTAAAGATAAGACCTTCAGGTCCTTATAGTGGTTCCTTAAAGATGTCAGAAGCCTTTGATTCTGCTCCTGACTATGGAGAACCAAGAGCCTCTATTGTATACTTTACATTAACAGCAGGAACAACACCTTATTATACAGATACTTTAAGAATAGGCTCTCAAAAAACTGTTTATGGATATGCATATTACCAAGATGTGACTTTACCATTATCAAGTGGTACTCCTCAAATAACTTTTACAGGTGAAATAGCAAGTGAAACTACAAGGAATTTAGATAGTGCAGATGGAACTACTAGATTATATACAACCACAGCAACAACTATAGGTAAAGCAGGAAATACAGGTACAACAGATGAATATGTTAAAGTACAACACAATGCAAATAGCTCTACAGAAGATGATGGTTTTGGTACAGATGTAGCTGTTACAGGTAGTCCTTCTAGGAAAATATACTTTAAGCAAGATAGAATTATAGGTCTTAAAAGAGCATCTGATAGTTGGGCAGATGCTTTAAATAGTAGCCATACATCTCCATCTGGAGGTTCTTCAAGTACAGCTCATTTATGTGATAAAGATGATGAATATGGAGACTTTCAAAAAAGCACAACACATAATGTTTCAGATCCTCCTATAGGTGATTGCTATACTTTAAGTGCAGTTGCAGGAGATACAATTTTTTTTGCTATACCTAATGCAAATATTGCTAATGAATCACCTAATTATTATTGGGTTGGAGAAAATACAAGTCATCCATTTCTAACTAACACTACTACAGCTACTTATACAAATAGTGAAGGGAAACAAGACACATATAAGATATGGTATGGTAGTCCAATAGGAGCAAGTGGAGATGTTCATATTAGAGTAGGTAGGCAATAATGGCTCAACAAAATTCTAATTTTATATTAAGAAATAGAATCAATCCACTTACAAGGTTTTTTAGCAAAGATGAGGCTTGGGAATGTATTATTGTATCTACAGACAAGATATATCATGATTCTGTTTTCAGTCATTGGGATTTTTCAGTAAAAGATTTAAATGGCAATACTTATTCTTGGAGTGATTATTGGTGTGTTGAAGGAGCATCTAAGAATGATGTTAAAAAAGCTATCTATGATCATCTTACAGATGAAGCAGTAGAAAAAATACCACATGAATCAGCTTATGATCATGGACTTAAAAAAACTACCACTGTTGTAGCAGACAGGGGTAAAGATGAAAATTTAGTAGGGATGGTGTAAATGGCTTTAGAATTTGATGGACAATTACAACCTATTTTAGGTGGAGGAGATCTTGCACTCCAACTAATTAGACTTAAAGATATAGATTTAAGTGATGCTGATGAAGCAACAACTCCTGCTGATACAGATTTACTTGCTATAGACCATCCACATGGTGGCATTACATCTGGAAATCAATCTGTAACAAATAAAATAACAGCAGGGAATTTAAAAACATATTTTCAAACAGGTCTACAGACA